CCTGTTCTAACAGCAACAAAGTTTAGTTGGATGAAATTGATGGATCTAGCTGGTTTAATATACAAGTCACCAACAAACTGATTGCTATCTACAATATCAGGAGTGTTATTTGTAGCATCACATACAACACGGAAATCAGTAATACCACGGCGACCTTTAACATCACGAAGGAATGGTTCAACTAAATTGACAAACTGTGCTCTTGTAAACTGGTCATTGAATTCAAACATTGTAGAGCGTGCAGCACGAGCAATGGTTGTTTCTAGAACAATAAACAGACGGCGAACATTGATGCGGTCAAATACTGATGGACGATTCAACATTGTCTTATCACCAAACAGGATTGTACCTTCACCTTGGAAAGTAACAACTGGATTAACACCTTGAACATACAAGTTATCACGGTCAGCTTTCGTTGGATTCCAAGCAAGTTTAATAATATTCTTGATTCCACCACGAGTTAAACCACCTGGAGAATACCATGGGTCACGGTCTTGGTCTGTTCTAGCGCAAACGCCAGCAATATCACCATTCAACGGCACCCAACGGTATACATCGTTGTATTTGTCGTATTGATATTTGTAACCAGAGTCAAGAACAGCGTATGATGAGCTTGATAGGCCTGCACGGAAAGCAAGAATGCTTGTTGTTTCAGCACCGGCATTGTTTACAACAGAAGATTTTGTTGGTGATAAGAACACCATGCAATCTTTGCGGCTTTCAACTAAAGAAATCAAACTTGCTGCAATTGTAGCATTACCAGGACCAGAAATTAGGAGTGATAATTGAACAGCATCTTCACCACTAAACTGGTTGTATGCAGCAGTAACTTCTGTGTTACCAATTGTACCATCTGCACCAGCGCTCATTGATGCGGAGAAAGGTGTGTTGATGTTTGTAAATGTTTTAGCAACAGAACTTGTTCCCCAATTTGATGCACCGGGTTGGTGATTTAACCACCAAACATATTTTGATCTATTATTGATAGTTGTTTTATAGTAGTTGGATGCACCTTCATTTGTCAAAGCATCAGAAGCCTTTGAAACGAATGCGTATTTTTCAAGAACTGTGTTGGCAGTACCAGCAAATTCACCATCTTCATCAATAACAATAACATGCAATTCATCGCCGCTACCGGTGTTATCTGATACATAATCAGAAGTTCCTGGTGCAACACCAAACTGGTCAGCATATTGCCATTTGCGTAAGATTGCTGTACCAACAACAACGGTTCCTAATGCAGTAGCTGTAACAATTGCAGATGTATTAACAGAAGCCACACGAAGATATGTTGTACCACCGTCAACTGAAATTAAGTCGCCAGCAACCACGTTAGCAGCTGCATTTGCATTACCGTTAACATTCAGAGTTGTGGCACCAGAGGTAACAGCATTTGCTCTTAGTGAGTCTGTGACAGTTAAGTTTGATGAAAATGCTTGTGAACTTGGACATATAGAAATTCTTAGTGAATTTCCTGCTACGCCTGCATATCTAGCACCAAATGGACCAAGTGATGTATTGGCCGATGATTCCCAGTTTGCAACATAGTCACTTTCATTTTTAATCAAAGCACCAACGCCGTTTGCGGTGGCGTTATATGTTGATGAAGTGTTTGCAGCACGAACGACTTTTAAATTATTTGTATAAGCTAGAAAATTTGCAGCTGAGAACCAGTATTCATAATTTGTAGAGTCTGGTTTACCAAAACGGTCAACAAGGCGAACCTCGTCAGAAATGGTAATGACTTCACCAACTGGACCCCAGTTAAAATTTCCAGCAACGCCACCAATTGAAGTAGCAATAGAAGGGATAATTGTAGTCAGGTCAATTTCTGATACATTTACCCCAGGTGATAGCTGAAATGCCATGGATTTCTCCTTAGTTTACGGGTCAATTATTCTTTATATTCTATTTAGTTTTTTACAAATTTGAGCTTAAATAACCAGCTGGAACTTCTGGTTTCCAAACATCACCTGAGTCAACAACAAATTCTTCTTCCAGACCATTTTGTATAAAACCAAATGGTATCACATCTTCTTCTATTTGTTTTATTCTTTCTTGGTACATAGCTTCACGAATATTAACATTATTTAATTCTTTAAAGTATGAGTTTGTTGTTAGCCAACTAAACAATACCAAAGGCATTACTAAATCATCATGGTAACCATCATCAGCTGCATAACTATCTCTTACCTGAATAAAGGTTGATATTTCTGATATAGTATCTGCATCCATTATTAAGAGTTTCTTTTCTTCAACTAAAGCTTTGAATGTAAAGCAACCAATTCTTTTTACTCTTTTATCTGTTTGAACACCTAATTGAGTTTTACCACCACCAAAACCACCTGAAACTACCTGTCCTTTCTTAGTATCCCTATTTACAAAAATGATATTGTCATATTCTAATTCATTATGCATGATATGAGCAACTTGTTCACTAGAGTTTATTTCAATCATAACATAGGCATTATTATAATCTTTTGCAATTTTATGAATAACAGTTGGGTACAACATTGGTGCTATCTTATTATCTCTAAATTTACCAACAAGTTTATAAGGCACTTCGGTAATATCTACAATAACAAATGCGGAGTAATCGCCACCAACTCCTTTTGCCGTATCAGCAACAATAACATAGGTATGAGGCTTGGTAACTAACTTCTCATCTTCATCTCTTTGCCCATTTATTGGGTATTCATACAAATCTAAACCATCTTTGGAATAGACTGTAGGACAAGTTGTCATATACTCAATAGTGTCTGAGTTAATTAGTGTTAGGGACGATCCTAAGAACTTACAGAGCACTTCCTGATTGTATTTCAGATCACCAAGCTGACGCTTCTGTTCAAGTGCCCACTTCTCATCTCTGCCTGGAATCTCCCAATATGGAATATACATTGGCACGAAATCGTTGTTCTTATTAATAGCATCATTCCAAAACTTCCAAAAATGATTATAACCCAATGGTGTTGAGGTAATAAGAATCTTTGTAGTTTGACCAGCAGAAATAACTGGATACACAGCAGTAAAAAATGCATCTGCTACGGTATTTGGAATGATTGCAGCTTCATCAATATACAATAGGTTAACAGATTTACCACGAATACCAGCAGCAGTTGTTGCAGAGGTAAATACAATTGAACCATTTTCTAATTCAATGTCACCTTTGTTCCATGTCTTAATACCTTGCTGCATCCATGGTGGTAAATACTCAAACATCAATTGGTACCTAGACATAATTTCACGAGCTGTTGCAGACTTGTTTGCTAAAACTGCAACGCTCTTATTGTCTTGAAATAATGTATACCATAAAATATAGGCGGCCGCTGAAGTCGTTTTACCTTGTTGACGGCCTTCCATAAGAATAACTTTACGATTGTCATGGATTAATTTAATCTTTTTCTTTTGACAATCGTAAAGTTTAAACGGTTGAATACCGTGGTCAAGTGTTACAATATAACAGTAGTTATCAATAAAATATATTGGATCTTTTACACACTTAGCAATTTCCAATACCTGTTCTTCAGAATAGGAAAAATCAATTCCTATTCTTTTTAGTGATGAGTTGCCGTTATAACCATTATTATTATTATTCATCTTCTACTTTATAATACTACGCAACATCCATGCTTTCTTTTGATGAGCACTTAAAATATCTTGTAAGAAATTAGACACAGCTGGTTCACCGGCCTGATCTGCTGCAACAATGCCTGCTCGGAGATGGAAAATAAAACGGTCATTATCTTCTTTTAATTCAGTCATCATCATAGCAGGAGATGGAATAGCATCTACGGCTTCTTTAATGTCTGATAACTCAAGAAATCTTTCCATTGAACCCGGAACATAAGCATCTAAGTATCTAATATTTTCTGCGATTGGATCTGTTTGTGCAAATACTTGATTGTAAAAATTATTAAGAAAATCATGGTATTGTGGAAAGTTTGCACCTTCAATGTTCCAATGGTAATTGTGGCTCTTCAAATACAACGCAAAGTTTGTACCTAAAATAACTTTAAGTTGTTGAATTAATTGTTCCATAATTATCTATTCTCTCTAATTTGCTTTAGTAATTCTGCTGTTGAACCCACAAAGACTGCTTTTTCCACATTAATGGATTGTTTAATGTCTTGCGGTTTCAACTCTTGTTTTTTCTTTTGTATATCTAATAAATCTTTATTCAGATCAGATAGTGTTTTGATAAAGTTACCTAATACTTCATAGGCTCTTGGGTGTTCAGATTCTTGAGCCACCAAAATTAAATTATCAACAGCTATTTCACCTTTACCCAAGAGTGATTTAATATTTTTTCTTGCTAAAGCAGAATCAGCATTTATCTCATCTGCTATTTCTAAATCTGTTTTTATTGGTACTTCTACTATTTCAGTATATTTAATTGGTTCAACATCAAAAATTTCAGATAGATTATTGTTTAATTTGTTCATAATGTATTTGGCCATTCTGTAAACAACTCATCAAATCCATAAGCACTATTTGCATTAGCTGTAATTGGATCAGGCGTTGTTACAATCATAAAAGCTTTAACTGGATTTTTATCAAGAGTTGAAATTGTATACGAAGCATTTGAATACATGCCAACAACCTTGTCATTTGCAGCAAGGTCTTTATTTAATGCACCAACAATCAATGTACCTGATGCATTATTACTAAAATATATAACTTCGCCTTTGACGCCTCTTGCGACAACTTCAACATCTTCACCAGTAGTATATACACCGGTGCCCGTTGCATAATTTACATAAACTTTTTGTGCATCAAGATTTCTAGCATCGGTATATATGTTTGTATTGGCCTTACGAATCACGCTACTCACTTTAACCGGAGGCCAAATGTAAGCTTTAGCTGTAAATGTTAAATCCCACATAATCAATCTTGTTGTTGAAAAGTCACCTTCATAATCGGTTGATGGTGAAACAGAAGTTAATATGATAGGCACATCATATACCTGATCCATTTTGTTAATGAAATCAATTGTAACAGTAAAATCAGGAGTAAAAAATGGTAAAATTTGTTCTAATATTTGTGTGCCATCTTCTGTGTTTCTAACATAAATTGATAAAGTAAAATCAAAATTATAAGGAATTGGTGCATACTGACTATTAAATTTTGTTGAATTATTAGCTGCAAAATTCTGTAGAGTTGACATTTGTTTACGGCTGGAATCATATTCCATGCCCACCAAATCAAAACTCATTCTTGGAACAATAGTCGCAATTGATTTTGTTAAATTTGGATCAGAAGTAATTCGTGCAAGATATTTTTCTTTTGCACCATAAGAAAGTGGTACTTTTGTAATTTCTTTTGCCGTTAACCCATCTTTTGTATAACGAACCAATTGTATATCATTAAACATGGTGCCAAAAGCGACCACGATTTTACGAATTGTTCTGTTATAAAAATGAGTATTACCAAGCATTAAGCTTCTCCAAACGGATTTTTCTCGGTAAAATCAAGTATAGAATCCGATTCTGTTTCAATACGATTATTATCTACAACATCTTCAAATGCATCATTCATCAATGCAGTATCAGAAACGGTATTAATGATCCAATTTGCATTACCAGTATTACCACGAACATTACCAGAATTAAATGTGCCTATTACTCTTATAATATCAACAGAGCTGCCAGTATTATATGTATATACTATTGCCTGTGCGGTTGAGTTAGCTAAATTAGCACCTTGATATACAATCTCATTCGCAACAAAAGTACCTGAGCCTGAAGAAAGTGTAATTCTGGTTCTTGGATACAAATCAAATATTTGTCCATCAATTTCTGAGATACCAGTTTCAATAATTTCATTAGAGAACACAAATTGTTTTAATTTCAAAGCATAAACATAAACATTACCACCACGACCACGACCAAGTGTATGAAACATGGCTTGATTATTTTCATGTTCAACAAAAGTAATCTCAAAGAAATTTTCAAACAAAGGAATGTAAATCAAATCACCTTCAAGTGGTCTAGTTTGATTTACAGTAAAACCAAATCTACGGCGAGAAACGAGTAATGATACCTCATCTCGGATTTCAAGTCCAAATTTGGA